AAGATGCCGTGGGACAACCAATCATGACCCTATTCCGTATCCTATTCTTAGCTGCATTCAGTTGGTGCATATTCGTTCTCATAGGCTGCATCAGCTTTGAGCTTTGGCAATTGGCGTTGCCTATTCGCGGGATTCTTTGGTGGTCATTTGGCACAGGAGAACCTCCGCAATGACCCAATCGACCTACGCCTATCCCCACCACTTCAACAACCATGTGATTGATTGGTATTTGTGGAACGAGCTTCAACTTCGTACTGACCGTCTACTATATGGCACATCATTCAGCATGGGGGGACGCAGAATATCTCCAAAGAAAGTGATTATCTATGACTCCGAAGACTGGACCCGATATGATGGAGAATTGTTGTGATCAAAGGCTTATGGTGTTTACTATTCCATCGCCGCTGGCGTTATCAGAAATCAGCAGCAGGTGATTGGAAATTCATGTGCTGTAACAAATGCGACATTACATGGATGGAGCCGCGCATATGACCCTCTACAATCTCAAAACCGACGGCGACCAATACCGTATAACCAAATTCACCAACAACCTCGATGTCGAATCCTCCTACCTTCTCAGTCTTAGTGAATGTGAATGCCCCGCAGGCCACCGTCCAACCTGTCGGCATCGACAGATGCTTCCAGACATGCTCGCCTATGACATGGCAAATACTGGGATGTTTTACGACTTCGAAACTAAGGTCGTGCTCCAATCGACCGTCGAGGAATATCCTGAGGTTGAGGCCGAAGCCCTTGATGGTGAGATAATCAACCCAAGTGAAATTGATTCGTCATACGATATCAGCATTCCAGCAGGCGTTAAGGACGTTACGCCCCATCCCTCAATCGGCCCAATCAAACGTAGGATCTAACCCATGTCCATCATCGACGATTTCGCAGACATCGCAAAGAGAATGAAAGGGGAGTCTTGGCCAAAGCCGAAGGTTGAGGAACCAGCACTTGATGAACCAATGGGATTGCCTGTTGCCAATTGGCGAATATATGGTATTGACCCAGGAGAATCAGTATCCGCACCTCCTATTCAAGCTCCAAAGCCAATACTATGTACGGTCTGTCAAGGATCGGGCCTAGATCCAACTGGCCGTCTATGCTATTGTTGCAAAGGCAAAGGCTTAGCTACATGACTCACCAACTCCCCACCGCTCGCCCATCATGGGCCATCACCACATGGATCGATGACAATCACATCTACGCCGAGATCCCATCCACAATCGGCAATCCATACATCACCAAATTCCCCATCACCGAAGGAGGGCTAAGCCAAGCCCTTAACTTCCTCCGCAAACGATACGAACTCGCCCCAAGTGCCGAAAAGGACTACACCAAGCCCCCAGTCGAGCCCGGCTACGTTTGCCAATCAGCAGGCGCATCGGTTGTGTATCGAAAGCAGAACAAGGTTGTACAGACCGATACTGAACGGGCAACTGCGTTGAATGTGCTTCGTAAGCTGGGATTGGTGTGATGATCGAACACATATTTGCAGTGATTGGCCTCATAACCCTAACCAAATGGCTCCACGAACGTTGGCGAACCCGCCATGACAAAGGCTATGACTCTAGCAAATGGGGTGCGTTTTGAGTGACCCCTACCTCATAGCCCACAAAGTCCGAGGCGAAGCCGCATTCGACATTGGCATTCAAATGAAATGCCCAGAGTGCTATCACACTGAGACCCTTCACTACGTTAGTGAAGAAACGCCAAAGCAAGTCAGCGGTCATGATCCTTTTTGCTCTGAGTGCGACGGCCTTGGCTATTGGTGGATCATCCCCACCAGCGGCCATCGGGCGTATCCGTGGTTATTCAACAAATTAAGTGAATATAAGAATCCCGATGGGTATTCTGCAAGTGATTGGGGTGAGATGCCTGATTCCTGGCCCGACCACTACCCACCCCGCGTAGAACCAAAGTCCCCCAAACGCTCCCTCCTCGCTGAACTTGGCCTTGCCAAACCACAAGGTCACCCGGCGATTGTGGGGAAGATTAATAGGAGAATATGAATGGACCGTCGTAAATTCCTAATCGGCCTATTTGGCACCGCAGCAATTGTAGCCGCAGGGCCATTGCCCGCCGTACTTGAGGCTATGCCTGAAGATCAATTCAAGGAGATCTTTCGCCGTGCGGGTATAGCTATGAAGGAAATATACCTCACACCAAATGGCGATTACATGTTCGCCAAGATCAACTACCTACTCCAAGACCCTTGGGTTAAGATTGAAATCCCAGACGATGCCAAGCCACTTAAAGCTGAGAGTGATCGGATTGGTGAAGAGCAAATTGCTCGTATAAAGAAGGAGTTCAACGGTGGCTGAATACCCAACCTACGAAACCGAAGCAGGCCAAGCATCCGAAGCCCTTACCTACCAACGCGCGTGTGAACACCTTCGCCTAGCAGCCGAGTGTATGTACGTCCTCGGCCATCTCCGCAAGGCCAACGATGATGAAGTCATCGGCTCAGGGTTCCTTGGTATTGGTCAGTTGTTGGAGAAGATGGTTGGCCAAGTAACGAAGTTGGCAACCGGATCGAGAATGAGGATGAATTGAGATGACACCAAAGCAAAAGGCCAATTCACAACGAGCGTGGGATATTCGAACTCTGTGTGGAATCTATGCACAAGCATATAAGCATGGTGATCTTACGACAGCCGAATCAAAAGCCATTCTCGCCGCATGTGATAGTGCTCTACAACGTATTCGTGGTGAGTCCGAGACAGCCAAGCGCAAACGAGAACGTGAAGAGGCAATGAGTGCATGACCCACCCACCCACCGAAGAACAACAACTCATAATCTCCGCAACCAAAACCACCACCTCCAACCTAATGGTCAACGCCCTCGCAGGAACAGGCAAGACCTCCACCCTCGAAATGCTCGAAGGCGTAGCCAAGCAAAAGCCAATCCTCTACCTCTGCTTCAATAAACGCAACGCAGACGAAGCCACCGCCCGTATGCTTGGCTCAACCACCGTTCGCACATTCAACGCCCTGGGTCATCGTATCTGGGCCTCGGCAATCGGCAAAGGCATATCTCTCGACACTAAGAAGACCTACAACATCGTCAAGGAGATCACCGATGACGTTAGAGGCCCTGAATCCAGAACCATCTGGAATGCGTACGATCAGGTACGGCAAGGTGTCGAGATGGCAAAAGCAGTGGGTTACGTGCCAGAAGGCGTCAACCCCAGCGCAACAAGGCTCGCGTCACGAAATCTACTTCACACTATCCTCGATGAAGAACCAGACGATCTCGTGTCAGATCTCATCGACGCCGTTTTACGAAGAAGCATTAAGCTTTCATATGAGGGGAGCATTGACTACAATGACCAAGTATATATGTCCGCATTGTTTGGTGGTGCATTCCCTAAGTTCCCGCTTACTTTGGTAGATGAGTATCAGGATTTGAATCCTGTGAACCACGAAATGATCCGCAAGCTGGTTGGCGATAGGAGATTGATCGGTGTCGGAGACCCACATCAGAATATCTATGGATTTAGGGGAGCTAAGTCTAATGGAATGGCTGAGGCAGTTACCCACTACGCTGCCAGTGAACTCGACCTTAGTGTATCGTTTCGATGCCCCGAGAGAATCGTACGCAATGCTCGCTGGCACGTCCCCCATTTCAAATGGTTCAACCCCGGAGGAGAAGTTGGTGTCAGAGATTATCACGCCGCAGCAGACTTCGAACCAAACGCCGTCTTCATCTGCCGAAACAATGCACCGTTACTTTCTCTTGCGTTTAAGCTTATTGCTCACGGACACGGTATTAACCTCGTCGGTAGCGAAATCGGTCCAAGAATCGTTACGACCCTTAAGAAGCTTGGAAACGGAGAATTGGGAAAAGAACAGGCGCTTAGTGGAGTGGATCAGTGGCTTGAAGCTAAGCTAGCCAAAAGCTCCAAGACTGCCCCAGACATGGCTGAATGCATGCGGATCATCATTCGCCAAGGCTCCGACCTAGGCCAAGCTATTGGCTATGCGGAGCACCTCTTTAAACAGCGCGGTGCGATCCAACTCATGACCGGGCATAAGTCTAAGGGGCTAGAATTCCCTCTCGTCTATCATCTCGATCCGCATTTGATTGGCGAAGGTCCGCAAGATCGCAATGTGAGGTATGTGATACAGACCCGATCCTCTGATCGCTATTTCGAAATCGACTCCCGAACCATCCAATGGAGCTAAGATGCCTAAGCTGTTAATCATCTACGATTTAAATGACAAAGTTAGCGGATTCAAACCCGAAGATGCCAAGCGTATAGGCATAAAGGAAGCGTCCTTATCCATCAATGAGGATTTGGAGAATACCGATATCTACGCCTTAGCACGCAAACTAGCCGAACTTCTCTTGGAGCAACTGTAATGCCAATCCCGTCCAATCGAATGTCCTACCGCGACATCTATGAAATCTACGACAAGGCCCTAGACGACCCCAAAGGCATCCGCCTAGTCTTCGACAACCATGCCTCTGCGCGCAATTATCAAATGCGGATGAACAACGCTCGGGCGATTGATCGTAAGGAAAACCTCCGCACGTATCCAATTGGCGACCCAATGCATGGGCAGTCACAGTATGATGTGCTGCAAGTCCGCATTCGCCATGGGGAGGATGGGTCGATATTCCTCTACGTGGAGCCAAAGGACAAGAATGCGCCGGAGATTGAATCTCTAAGCGAAATCGAAGCGGAGGATGGCGATGCCCAAACTCTCACCTGAACTCCTCCGCGCAATCTGGGAACGGGCTCAGACCGAGGAAATCGGTATTAGCATTCCAGCCACTGATCCGATCCTGTTTCGCCACAAGCTAATCATGGCGCGGGATTCTTGGGCTGATAAAGAAGCCTTCACCAATCTTATGACCTTCTGTCCAGAGGGGATTAAGGAAGTATTCATTGTGCGGAAAACAACGGAGATACCTGATGCCCCGCCCTTCCCTTGACGTTACCCGAGCCGAGATCAACCTATTCACCAAAGACAAGGCCACGATGATTGCGCATTATGGCTCTGGTCAGTGGACTGGGGTTATAAGGGAATTGGTACAGAATCATTGCCGAATGATTAGGGCGAATGTGAAACCAAGGACGGTGGGAGATTTGAACAATGATTGAAATTCCCCCCTCAGTAGCATTTTGCCTAATTGGCTTGGGTATTATGTGGGTAGGATTCGGTGTCGGTGAGATAATTCGGGCCGTTGGTTACTACAACTATTATAGTGAACCAGCTTTGGATAACAAAGAGGCTAACGATGACTGACGAACTCAATGACATCGACTACCTCATGACCCTTGATCCAATGTCCCTATCCACCGCCGAAGGGACCTTAGGCCGCAAACGTCTCGACGCTATCATCGCCTACCACCGCAATCAACGTGCGGTTAAGGAAGCTGGTGGCAAACGGCCGAAGAAGGATAGCGGACCTGCGGTGAAGATTGATCTGCAAGCGCTTGGGTTGAAACCGGTGATGCCGACGATTAAGAGACGCATATGAAGAAGGCCAATCAACCCCTCAGCCCATTCCTTCCAGGCACTCGCATTCAATACGCATGGGACTCAACCTCAATCGGCTATATAAAGACCTGCCCTCGCCTATACCAATACATAATGCTCGACGGCTGGACCCCAAAGGAAGACTCCGTTCACCTTCGCTTTGGGCAGGAATATCACAAGGCATTGGAGGAATATGATGGAGCCAAGATCAGTGGCCAGAATCATGAGGAATCAGTGCGTTCAAGTATTCTTAATCTTCTTCACCGGATACATGACTGGAACCCTGATGTCTCTACTCGCGCTGGGAACTATAAGAATCCTAGGACACTGATTCAACTTGTCTTGGACTACCTCGACAAATACCGCGACGACCCTGCGCAAACCATAATCCGCGAAGACGGCTCAGCGGCGACTGAGGTGAGTTTTAGGTTTGAGCTTGATTGGGGACCGGAGGCAGGATATCAACCAACTCCAATTATGATGAATGCCGAAGGTTTGGAAGAGCCAATTGATATAAGGCCAGGACGGATAACATACGTAGATAAAGGTAGCTCAATAGAGTTAAAGCCAGTACAAGGCCAACCCTACATCCTCTGCGGCCACCTCGATCGCGTCGTCACGTTCAACGACCAGATCATGGTGATGGATCACAAAACCACAACCACCGCCGCAGGCTCCTACTACATGAACCAATGGTCGCCAAACAACCAAATGTCCCTCTACACCCTTGCAGGCCAAGTGGTTCTTGGTGGGGTCATCAAGGGAGTGATTATCAGCGCAGCCCAGATCCTCCTCGACAAACCCAACGCATTCGAACGCGGGTTCACATTCCGCACCCCAGCGCAGACGGAGGAATGGATACAAGACCTCCGCATCCATCTTCACATGGCGGAGCAATATGCCACCATCAACTATTGGCCTCAAAATGACACCGCGTGTGATAAGTTTGGTGGGTGTAAGTTTCGTGGAGTATGTAGTAAGGACCCAAGTGTACGTGAAGCGTTCTTAAAAGCCGACTTTATCAAACTACCGGAGGAAGAGAGATGGAATCCCTTGAAGCCAAGATAGAGGAATCACTATTGGAATACTTTGAGAACTTCTTTCCCTGCTATGACATGACTAAATACACCGCAGAACTATTGAAATGGCTCAAAGATGATGGGTTAGAAATATGTCAAATAAATCCAGACGAATAATTAATGGGCACTAACCCAACTGGCTGCACCGAATGGGAAAGAGATTATGATCCAATCACGGAGAAGCCAATGAAACCCCAAACCCGTATCATATTGCCCTTGCTCAAAGCCCGCATCACCGACCGATCGCCAACCCACTTCACCATTAGCTTCGGTGCGGAACATGGTTCGCCAACGACCATTCGATTGGCAATTAATACCGAAATGCTCGATCTACGTGATGGAGATTTGTTAACCCTATACACAGAGGTGCTACTTGCCAAATCCTGACACAACACCATCATGGCAGCGTTGGCCTCCAAACTGTTGTGAAACATGCACTGGATGGGCCCCAATTGATGAATGGACAGGCCGGTGCAATCAATCACCAGTTAACTCAGGAGATGTAACCGACGCAAGATTCCGTTGCCAAGACTTCAAAAGGAAATCAGATGCCCAGCTTAAGCCAACATCAGAGCAATGAATACACCAAACTCCTTATCGAAGGCGACTCTGGCTCTGGCAAAACCGGCGCACTCGCCTCCCTTGTCTCTGCCGGCTTCTCCCTCCGCATCCTAGACATGGACAATGGCCTCGATGGGCTCAAACAATTCATACTCCGAGACTCCCCAGACAAGATCGACAACGTCGAATACCGCACGCTTCGAGATAAATATAAATCTGGCCCCGAAGGCCCTGTCATCGCCGGTACCCCCAAAGCGTTTGTGGATGCTGTTAAACTACTTGACCGTTGGAAATACACCGATGGAGGGAGTGAGACTGACCTTGGTGTGCCAAGCGAGTGGGGATCAAACTGCATCCTTGTCATTGATTCCCTCACGTTTCTATCGGACGCCGCATTTGCGTTTCGCGAGCCTTTGGCCCCGCGTGGTAAGGATGGCAAGCACGATGCAAGGGCGGTCTACAAAGACGCTCAAGATGCAATTGAGAGTGTCTTGGCCTTCGTCACTGGCGAAAGCTTTAGAACCAACGTCATCGTCACGAGCCATATACGATATATCGAGAACCCAGACGGTTCGAAGAAGGGTTACCCAACTTCTGTCGGAAGCGCACTTGGGCCTATTATCCCAAGATATTTCAACAGCGTTGCGCTCTGTGAAAACAAAAACGGGAAGCGACAAATAAGCACAGTCGCCACGGCGATGATCGATCTCAAGAACCCAAAGCCATTCGACATGGCAAAGTCATACCCAATCGACATCGGACTTGCAGAATTCTTTGGGGTCCTCCGGGCCGCTCCAAAGGTTGCCGAAGCCACTAAGGTGGTTGAGGTGGTTAAACCAAAGGCCCTTACATTAGCGAGGAAGATCTAATGGATGATATGAAAATACAAATTCTATTAGCCATTCATCATGAGCTATTACCTTCAGCCAATCTATCAGAACATCAGCGACCTTACTCAGTTCAAACTCGCTTGGAAAAGATTCAGAAACTGATCATGGAGGAAATTGAAAAGCCAACACCAGCCAAAACCGAAGACGACGAAATCCCATTCTAAACCCAACCAACCGAAAGCAAACAACCAAATGGCAAATCAAATCTCTGACATCCTCGACAAGCCCTCAACCCAGATTGACAAGCCTAAGCCCCTGCCTGTTGGCACCTACCTCTGGTCCGTTCAAGGCTTACCAAAGCATGACAAGTCGACAAAGAAGCAGACGCCATATGTCGAATTCACCTGCAAATGCCTCTCCGCATACGACGACGTGGACGAAGAAGCCCTTGCGGAATGGGCAACCAAGGCCGATGGCACCATGCGTGCACTGCAAGACTACACCACTCGGCTTACGTTCTACATCACCCCTGACTCCGTCTATCGGCTTCAGGAGTTCTTGGATCATTGTGGCGTTGCGGATGAGGAGAAGTCGACTCGGCAATGTATTGACGATACACCAAATTGCCAATTCGTGGCGAGCATCGTTCATTCGGCATCTGACGATGGCACTACGGTCTATGCCAATATCGGCAAGACCGCACCGGTTGAGGAATAATCTATGACAACAGAACGTGAACAAACCTATGGCGAAAAGGCTGTTGGCCTCACCTTCAATCCCTCTGGAATGGGTGATGTTGATAAGCTGAAGAAGCTATATGCCGAGATCATCGATCACATGGATGACTTCCGCAAGGGCTATATCAAACGGGGCGATAATCCCGAGATGGTACGTTATTGCTCCGTTGCCATTACCGAAGCGCAAACAGCGCAGATGTGGGCAGTGAAAGCAGTGACCTTTCGCGGATAACCAGTAATTAGATGGGGTCGGTATTGCCGACCCCATCTTTAACTCAATGGAGCCACAATGGTCAAACTCCCAGGCATAACCGAAGAACTCAAACGGAGGCCCGTGTTCGATGTTAATTCCTTACTCGGGGAAGCTGAAAACCACACGGAAGAAAGGCTCAAAACGCGGGTCGAAGTGCCACATGACCCCACTGGAACGGGGGTTAGCCATTTCAGCCCGTCGGGAGGGAATGTCGATCCTCAAGATAGCCCGAGCCCTAAACCGCAGCGAGCTCACGATCATGAATCTGTTGCGGAAGACGCCATCAATCCCGCGCACTATCGGCGCCATCCGAGCGGGATTGAGTGTATTGAAGTCACGAGGCATATGAACTTCAACGTAGGGAATGCGATGAAGTATCTCTGGCGCTACATGGACAAGGGCGATCCGGTGGAGAACCTTAAGAAGGCACAGTGGTATATTGATGATGAGATTCGCCGGTTGGAGGGGAAGAGATGAGAATTAACGTATATACCGAAGAATTAATCACAGTTGGCAACAATCCAGTTATGGCTGAGATTGTAACAGCGGATTATATTTCATCTCGAACAGGCCAGCCAATGACTAATTATGGCATTCGTATCTATCTTAAGTCTCATCCTGATTTGCATTATGTTCCACCGCGAGATGATGATCGTTCAGCAGTGACATTTTGGTGTGGACCAACTCGAAAGCATGCCGAAGACTATTGGCGTTTTGTAGGCAAAATGGCTTTTGGTGTAGCGTGACCCCTCTAGTCATAGTTGGCGAAGCCTGGGGGTCTGAAGAAGCCCGTATTCAACAACCCCTAGTCGGCCCTTCCGGCATTGAACTCCTTACCCAACTCGATGAAGCCCAAATCCTCTCTCTAACCGGAGAGGATAAGTCGTATCTCAGACGTTATTGGGACACCAGAGACCCCAACTGTCTTGATGCAATATGGAGATTACACGCAGATGAAATCCACCGAACCAACGTCCTCAACTTCCACCCCCACGCCAATAAGCTGGATACAGTCTGCGGACCCAAATCACTCGGGGTCACTGGGTATCCTGCACTCATCAAGTCGGGATACCTTGATAGTCGGTATGAGCCAGAGCTTGAACGCCTTGGCGAAGAACTTGTTTCTCATAACCCTAACCTTATTCTTGCTCTTGGGAATACTCCTCTTTGGGCTCTGGCAGGTAAGACAGGAGTTAGTAAGCTTAGAGGGACAACTCTCTACTCGACCCATACAGCTACCGGGTTTAAGCTTTTGCCCACCTATCACCCCGCCGCAGTCCTTAGACAGTGGGAGCTTCGACCAACGGTTATAATGGACCTAATGAAAGCCAAAAGGGAGTCAGCCTATGCCGAAATCATCCGCCCGAATTGCGAAATATGGATCGAGCCCAGCCTCGACGACATCTCCCGCTTCATCACCGAATATGTCCAAACTTGCGATCTACTATCTGTCGATATTGAAACGGCAGGAATCCGTGTCACATGCATTGGCTTCGCTCCCAGACCAGACCTTGCAATCGTTATTCCATTCGATGACGTACGCACAACGACGGGTTGCTATTGGCCTACTGCAAAGCATGAACAATCAGCATGGAAGCTTATACGTGAGGTGCTTGAGGATGGCTCAATCCCAAAGCTCTTCCAAAACGGCGTATACGACATTGGCTTCCTCATGCGAAGCTACGGAATTCTTGTCAAAGGCGCTAGGGAAGACACGATGCTCCTCTCGCATGCCCGCCAGCCGGAAAGTCTCAAAGGACTAGGTTACCTCGGCTCAATCTTCACAGACCATGGATCGTGGAAGCATATGCGGAAGAAGCATGAGACAGTAAAGAGGGATGAATGAAGATCATCTCTACGCAGACATCAGACCCCAATCAGTTGACGGAGTTTGAAAAGGATCAATGCTATAACGGACTCGATTGTTGTATTACTCGTGAAGTCTTTGATGCTATGAGGTTCGGCCCCAATGAACAAACCATGGAGGAGGCACAGACCTACGCCTTCTCCAAGGCCCTCCAAGGGCCAGTGCTTGAGATGAATGCCCGAGGCATCCTCGTAGACCAAGCACGCCGTAACGAGGTCCTTGAGGAGTACCACGACGCATTGGATCAACTAGAACGCCAGCTAACGCTTATTGTCCTCGAAGGCGTGGGGATGAAGTGGTTTAACTGGCGATCGAATGATGATCTTAAAGCCCTGTTCTACACCCACCTTCAAATCCCGGAGATCAAACGCTATGGCAGGCCTACAGTCGATCGTGATGCTTTGGAGAAGATGGAGCAATACACCGTCACCAAGCAGATTATTGCACATATGTCCGCTATGCGGGAGCTTGCTAAAGACATCGGAGTGCTTAAGACTGAGATTGACTCGGACGGACGGATGCGAACCAGTTACAATATTGCTGGAACTAACACCGGACGATTTAGCAGTTCTTACTCCGAGTATGGAACCGGAGGCAACGTACAGAATATCAAAGAATCCCTGCGATCTGTATTTGTTGCGGACTCGGGATATAAGTTCGCCAAGTTCGACGCAAAGTCCGGCGAGTCCTACGTCGTCGGCGCAATAGAATGGAACCTGTTCAATGATCCGACATACCTTGACGCTGTCGATTCCGGTGACGTGCATACAGCCGTTGCTAGAATTTGTTGGCCAGAACTTAAATGGACTGGAGTATTGGACCAAGATAAGGATATTGCGGAGACACCCTACTATCGCCATTATACATATAGATTTATGTGCAAGAAGCTTGGCCATGGCTCAAACTATGAAGGACAACCTACTACTCTGGCTCAACAGTCAAAACTCCCAGTTAATGTCGTCAGGCAATTTCAACCCAAGTACTTCACCGCATTTCCAGCTCATCTCCAGTGGCACGCATGGGTCAAGGCGCAGGTATGGGCTAAAGGCTATATCGTCAACCTTGCCGGACGGAAGCGATGGTTCTTAGGCAGGCGGAACGATGCGGATGTGATTCGTGAGGCGATTGCATATGATCCGCAAGGTTCCTTGGCTGATATCGTCAATCAGGGAATGCTCAACACATGGCGCCAACGACCAGCCATACTCATGGCGCAAGACCACGACGCAACAACATGGATGTACCCGGAGGAGATGGAAGATGAAGTTGTGCCAAAGCTACAACGTATGCTCGCGGTGGAGGTGCCGCTCAACAACGGTCGCCTATTGGCTATCCCATATGATTGCCAAATAGGTTGGAACCGAGGGAAGTATGATGCACGGAAGAATCCCAACGGACTCGTCAACTACAAAGGGCATGATAATCGCCAAAGACAAACGGAAGCTGGAATCTTGGATAGACAGTTTCGTCGAGCAGACCGGAAATTTAGATAGCCCGTTGTTGTTTAGGAAGTGGTCTGCGATTAGTACCATTGCGGCGGTTGTGGAGCAGAAGGTTTGGGTACGGACCTCACGACCGATGCATCCGAACCTTTACGTGTTAATCCTCGGCCACCCAGGCGTTGGCAAAACCAGAACCATCCGAGAGGCACGATCTTATGTCATTGACCTACCAGACTTTCATCTTGCCCCTATCAGTCTCACTTTTGCTTCTCTCGTCGACTCATTGGTACAAGCCAAGAGGTTTATGGTACGATTACCTGATCCTCCTCTTGAGTATAATAGTATGTATATTGCTGCTGACGAGTTGGGTGCGTTTGTTCATAAGCATGAGGACGATATGATCGCAGGCCTATCTGCCTTCTACGATCCAGATCCTTATACCCAATCCCGACGGATGTTTAAAGGCGATAATATCAAAATCAAAAGTCCCCAACTCAACATGCTCTGTGGCTCAACCCCATCAAACCTAATGAAGTTCATGCCCGAGGGTGCTTGGGAGCAGGGCTTCACCTCACGACTGTTAATGATCTTCAGCGATGAAAGGATAGTTGGCGATGACTTTGCCCCAAAGGTACATAATCACAATGCGGCCCTCGAATATGACCTCAGAATCATTAATAATCTTACCGGAGAATTCGAGGTCACCGAGGATTATCGAGATGCAGTCAATAACTGGAGAGCCGTTGGTGAAATACCAGTGCCCTCTCATCCGAAGCTTATTCATTACGTCACTCGACGACGGGCGCATCTTTATAAACTGTCAATGATTGCCTCACTCGACAAATCCAACAGCCTGATCCTCACAAAGGCAGACTTCAACCGAGCCATGGGCTGGCTCCTTGAAGCCGAAACCGCAATGCCGCAGATCTTCAAGGCAGGGGCAGGCTCCGCCGATGGCCAAGCCCTTGAAGAAATCATGTACTACATCCAAACCTCTGACGTTGGCAAAGGTGTGCCAAAGCACCGCATCATCAACTTCGCCAAAGACAAAATCCCACTCCACTCAATCCTCCGTATTGTGGAGATCCTTGAGGGGAGTGGGAAGATTCAGGCGATTGGGGTGGATAAGAGGACGGGGCAGCAGATTTATAAAGTCATCGGCGAGACTTGAGTTGATCTCTAATCTGACATGCCCGGTAAGTTGCTAGTGCTACCATCGGCAACCCAACCAATGTGTTAATGACGAGGCAAATCGTCCTGATGTGCTCTTCCACGATTGCTCCTTTGGATACTTGGGAAGCGGCTGCCCATTCTATCCTTTGTCTTCCTCAAAGTCAGCGCAACAGCATTAACCGCCATAGCTAACAGCCCAGCCCAGACAATCCACAACAATGACATTTGCGAATTGTCATGAACCACCGCGTTGGTTAGCAACACAACCAACGACCCAAGCGATCCCCGCCTAACCCACTGTAACCACGTTGGCGCGACTTGATTAATAACATCATGTTCCGTCAACGTCATCACAGTCAGCACCAAGAACACCCCGCCGATATCAATCCAGCCATACAAGTCCATTATTAAGACCTTTCATAGGATCTTGAATATAGGTCGAACCATTTCAACGCGCCTAGGCAAATGGTCCAACCCCCTAACCCACAAAGGTAAACAATCACGTCATGCCAATTTGGTGCGTTTAAATACTGAGCTATAGCCGGGCCGACATAGTTGGCGGTTACGCCGCCAACGAAGATGGTACCTAGGACGTCTTTGAGTTTGGTCCGTCGTAAGATAATTATCCCTGAAAATGCTCCTTGTATGCCGATGGCGATCTCTCTTAGATTCAACCCATAGAAGTCATTGGCCATTTCCATTCCTTAGTGTGGTATCTCCACGTGGGTTGATAGGATCATCATCAAGTCTCGCGGGTCGACGAGATGGGCCGGGACTGTGATTGGCCAGCGAAAGAAGCCAACTTCGCGAAGCAACAGGAACATCTTTGCCGAGCACACGGAATGGTATTTCTTATGATGATGGCCAGGGAATAGGAAGCCCCAAGGTGCGGACCAGTCATAGGGCTCGCCAATGGCTTTGCGGGCGGAGGTGTAGAATTGATCGGATTGGGGTTGAGTGACTGGCAGTTCTATCACAATCGCACACGGCCCATAGTTCCGATCGATATAGATCTCCTTCGTATCATACCCCATCGGCCGTTCTTGCATTCCGCCATGACCGAACTGACCAATGCACGTCCATTCAGGCGTAACGCATTCGGCATGGGTGGGGATAAAAGGCATCCCCACCATTCCAGATCGCCAGACAATTGCGCCGCAAGCAAAGCCTTTATGGCGAACGAAGCGGATGCGGATCATAAGCCAGGAACCAAGGTAGCAAGCCCAGCGCCGCCTGAGATCACAATCCCAATGAACCCAACAATATCCTTCTTCACCATTGATGCGACTGGCGAGCAGGCAATCATGAATGCCGAATCTGGTTGTAAGGCATTGCGGAGCTCTACAATCCGCTCGAACTTGGTTATGATCGCAGGATCAGGAACTGGTAATGGTTGGCCATCAGGGCCATTTATTGCCTTTTGGCGAATGTTGATCAAATCGATCCATGCGCCATAACACGGTGCAGTGACCTTAGACCCTGATGCATCGGCCATGAGCTTGGCATACTTCAAGTCGTCTAATAGCTTCACATCTAGTGCGCCAATGATGTTCTCCAATGGATCGCTAGAGGTTGCAGGCGCTTGGCGAGCATTAAGCCCTAATGGATCGATAGGGAGCTTGAGCTTGTTCTGAGCCAAGGCCGAGGTCGACACCAACATCATCACCAACAGGCTAATGAACCGCAACATGATCCACCTCCTTTGCTGCCACGGGCGGAACTACTGCTTCCACAACAGCCTTCAATGTCTCGTCCTTTGCCTTCGATCCGCTGGATGAACTGAAGTAATAGGAATAAACCTCCTTCAATGTGCCTGCGAGCACACCAATGATTGTCATCAGCACACCTTGAACGGTGTCGGTCATCTGCACTGCGTGAAGAAGTAGGATCAGCACAATGGCCGACATTATGGTGATGATCGCCACTGCTAGAAAGCCCTGGGTATCGGGCCAGTACCATGGTTTATTCATGTCTGCGGTCCTTTCAACATTGATAACGCATTCGTCTTCACACTCGCCGTACGGTTCAACCAACCTTGTGTGAATCGAGGTTGGTGAAGGGACTTGTACCAATTGGCCTTGGTTGCGGAGAACTTCTCAATCAGGCCTTTGGCGTCGCAGTTGCGGATTGCTTGACGACTGACGGCCCCAATGCGTCCGTCAGGGTTCACACCAAGGGCCTTCTGCAACAACACCGCTGCACGATGCGGACCTGCATTCACTGCCATGTCAAAGTAGAGATAGTCGATGCCGATTGGCAAATTATCACACAATGGCATCCAATATTCATCGTGATAGATCTGGGCAATGTCATGTGCAGACGCCTTCCACACATCTGATGACGGCCAACCCTGTTCCTTACTCCACGCATCATACTCCCTCTGTGTAATCCCTCGTGATGTCCTACCACCATGGTCTGCTGGATCGTCATCATTCCCACCTTCACTCTTTAACACAAGTGCTAAACAAGCCTGAAAGTTATCTGCGCTCATTACTTTTCCTCTCTTGGTTTAGTCGTGCCTTTCAGTGTCCCCCGTGCAATGTCCCCAAATGTCTTGGGGTGGGCTTGTTGGTTAACGAGATCGATGCCAAAGCGAATGGCGTTGTCGACTGTCTTTGGTGCCATTCCAGTACCATGGCCTAAGGCAGTTAGGGTATCGCCAACGGTCTTGCCCATCCGGGCTTTGGTGAATGCGTCTTTGCGGCCGAGATCCTTTGCGGCTTTGACAATGTCATGCAGGGGACTGGAGATCAGCCCCACACCCACATCCTGACCGCTAAGCATACCATGCACAATATCACGAGCATATAGAACCGAGGAAGAAAGCCCAAGAAGGGATGCCGTTGCGGCATGCTCGAGCCATCCTCGTTTGTCATCGGTGGTTAGGCCAGTGACCCATTCTTCAACTAGGGTTGGCCAGATGACGTAGGTGAATACGTCTCGCGCAATCCCAGGGATATTCTTAGCCGCTTCGTTAAGCTTGTTCTGTTCCATCAATCCCCAAGTATCATGTATGTCCTGCGCAAGCTCTATACGTCTCTGCATAACAGTACCAAAAAACCCATACACAGAAGTAAGCCAGTTGTGGAGAGCACCTCCACCTCGGACCAAAGCAGGTTGATTAGTGACTGCCGTAGAGCCATGAGCCAAGCGCACCGCTGCGTCGGCTTGGTCGATTGATTCGCCATGAGAAAGTCCTTTCTCCTCCATCGCGGTACGATAAGCTGCTAACCAAGTAGGCTTGGCACTGAGCATATCTGATTGGGCAATCAACCAACTACCGCCTTGGATTATGTTTTCACGAATGTTCTTAGCACCTTCGATCTCTGAATGAGCGCCAAAGATCGTATCCTGCCAATGCCGTTCGCGGCGCTGAACCTCCTCACTCCAATGCATGATGAACTCATGATTGGCTTGGGTTAGGGATGGTGATCGGCCGTAGAGATCTTGAGTAGCACGGAGGAAGTTCTTGGTACCAACTTGGCGAGCAGATAGAACCCATGCGGTTGGGCCATGTTTGAGGGCGGTGAAGGGGTTATAACCTATGTAGGTCGAGATAACATTCTGGCGCAGCCATTCAGATATCTGCCTACCCTTGGCTGCGGCTTTGGAGGGGATAGACTCCTGTCCAGCAATAGCTTTAAGCCATGGCAAGAGGAAGTTGCGTCCATTGTACTCCGCACCATAATGACCCGTGATTGAGTTGGATAGGCCTGGGTCTTTGAATAGCTTTTGTGTTTCGAGCACAAACGAACGGAACGAGATGTCATGAATCATCTGCCCAATACGGACAGGCGTCATATCAGGGTTCAAGTCCAGAGGATAAGCTGCTCCGCTTCGTTTCTTCGTGTATCCATTGGAAGTACTGATATGGCCGAAATCTCCGTCATCATAAGCCCCATCTCGGATAGGAGACTTACCTTCAATATCGGGGTGTTTAATAAGTGGATGGTACCATCCTTCAAAGTTACCATGTATGTTGGATATTGGTTCGAGAGGGATCTTGTCGATGGTAATGCCATGGATGTGTTCATACTCCTGATCAGCGAGTTTGACGAGATCGCCAAAGACATCCTTGCCAAGCTTCTGCGCACGGACCCAATCACCTTGGCGAGTATTGACCTCAAGCCATTTCATCAGCGCGGCTGGATCAGCACCATAGCCCTTGGCGAGCACGTTCCAGTTGCCCTTGTTACCAGCATTCTGCAACATGGTTGCGACATTGCCCCGGGTGAAGCGGATGAATGGCTGGCCTGTGGTTGGGTCGTTGAATGGTGCTACGACGAGTTTGTCCTTATCCTCAATCTCGCCAATGGCTTGATACTTCCTTGCGAACTCACGCTGAAGGGCGGATTTGCGATTGGCTGCTGCGGCAGCGGGATAGGTCACGTACTTGTTAAAGACTGATTGCGGATCACGGTTCCCCATACGGTTGAGGAAGGTTTCCATGTTCGTGACCGATGCCAAGAAGGTCTTCGGCAAATCCTTCAGCTTATCCCATCGGGTCTTAGTGGCGTTGATTGGATTAAGTGGGAACTGTTCCACATGATCCTTCATCTCATCAATCACCGCCTTCCGATCCGCACTCTCACCGGCTTTAATAATCTTCTGCTCATCCCTCGCGTTCTTAATCAGCGCATCAATCGTCTGCTTCGCACCCATGAAGTCATGAGTGGTAAGACTATCCACGGTCGACAATTTACCATCAACAATAACATCAGCAATAGGAATATCCCTATACCCATAGCTCTCTGCCAACTTGGCATCGGCAAATTCCTCCAAGGTCGCTTGTCGACGATCAAGGTTTTCTTGGATATTCTCCAATGATCGGCCAACTTTGTACCCCATTTGTTGGAGGAGGTTTTGGATATGGTTTAGGTATTCGGGTTCGATACCTTTGACGTCAGCTTTGCGGAATGGCTTTGCAGCTTTGTCGAGCTTGGCTTTGGCCTTTTCTACGTCTCGGGCAAATTGGGCATAGATAGTGTTGAAGTACTGCGCCTGCTTAGAGGTAAAGGCATCAGCGGGCTTGTTGTTAAGCAAGGCTAGCTCGGCATTCTTCCCGTGCTTCCCCGCTTCCCGCAACCACTTGTCACTATCTATTGCCCGCATAGGAAGAGCGTCGAACTTCTCCTTAGCCGCAGAGACAAGTTGGTCCTTGGTGATTGATCCAAATGTTGAGCCTGCCATTCCTGCAAGGGCGTGAGTCTCTTCGTGGAGTAGGTCGAGTTGGTTTTGGCTAAGGATCTGATCTTTAGCCTCCTCGAGAATGTTCTTTTCAAGGAATCCATGTTCGACTTCCATCCTTCGGGCGATTTCTACGTCGATTAGATGGCGTTGGAATCGCTCTTTGCCGAGGCCTGTGGCTTTGCGGGTTTCATTGAGGCGGATTAGCCCAGCGACCATTTGATCTCCAGTCGGATAACCAAAGAGATGGGCGATGTCGTCGGGTTTGACACCAGTTCGGCCGGTGATGTAATCATTAGGCAAGGCGGCGAGTTGCTCTTTGGTCAGGGATTCACGGTCGAGCTTATAGGTATTGTCGAGCTTCTTCCCATTAAACTCAGCACTAGCCAAGAACTTGTCGGCGGCAACGTCTGGTCGGGCGTTGATGTCACGGAGCACGTCCGGGCGCATGGCTTCGGACTTAGCCTTCCAATCCGCGGTTTGGCGCTTGGTTTGATCCGCAAGGACTCGACGTGAGGATGCAGCCAGATCGGCCTGTTGCCTCGCTTCGATCAACTTCATATACCGCTGATACTGCGGCACGGTCATGGCTATGTCTTTAGCCGCACGGAATGGTGGGGAGGCTTCGGTGCCAGAGCCGGGTTCGAGAGGAGCGGATAGTTTAATATCAACAGGACCTCGTTTGGCCCCACTAATACGTTCGCCTGTAATATTCTTAGCATTGGGGAATTGCTGTTTAATCTGCTCTACGATATCTCTAATCTGAGCAGTAGATAAATCTTGCCCGTATTTGCGAGATGAAGCCCAGCCAACGTTTACAGTCTCTGCATCTTTAGCACCATGTAATTGTAACGCCCCAACCTCTTTTCCATTAACATCACGAATACGATATGAATTATAAGTTTCATCACTACGACGTGGATCAAGAGTAAGCTTATCTTCAGGTCGTACAGCCATTTGAGCAGGCTCAGATCCAATCTCCGGCCCAAGCTGCTCACCACGTCCACGGACTTCGCCAGATTCGATCTTGCCGAACAGGTCTTGATAGGTTGGTTCAGCCCCAAGCACCCGACGGAGATGGCCTTTGATGGCCTCAATTAGTTGATCAAGCTTTTCAAATATCCGATCCACAGCAGTGAACGTCGCTGGATCTCGTTGGCCCTTCTCCGTTCGCCAAGTACGGAATGCTTCAGCTACGGATTCTTCGAGCTTGCCTCGGGAATCTAATGTCTTATAGCGTTTGTCGATATCGAACCGCTGATTCCAACCTTCAGCTTCGGACGCAGCTTTAAGCACTCCACGTTCTTCATCCGTGAACCTATCCCACAATCCATGCACGGCTTCATGACTGAAGATCGCCGCAGGATCATCCGCACCGAGGGAGATCATGATTAGGTTGCGGCCATCGCGGAACTTCTGATGCAAGCCTGATGCACGACCACCGGGGTATTGAATGGAGTCGACGAAATTGACTTTAGTCGAGCGTGAGAGGATTCGATCCGCGTCGTTAAGAATGTCATTGATGGTCTGATTTTCAACTCTTGTACGATTCTCACCAAACTTGGCAAAGACGTTGTAGCCGGGATATGGTTCGACCCAGGTTCCGGTGGTGAGGTCGCGGAATTGTTTGTCAGTGGCAGATGGATCGGTATCAAACTCACTAAGCTTAATCTTAGCCAATGGCGAAGACATCTCCACTCCAGCGGCTTCCCTTGCACCAGAGATGCGATGACCGGTTAAGGTTTCGGCATTGGGGAATTCGGCTTTGAGTTGGCGAATCAATGATCGCATTAAAGCTGGCCCGAAGTTATTGGGGTTGTAGTATTCCCCAAGGCCGTTAATCATTTCGACGTAGAGATCTTTGCCGCCTTTCTGTTCACTGAGATTGATAGTGCCAACTGATTGGCCGTTCTCATTAATCATGTCGAAGTCATGGAAGCCTTGCTCGGGACCAAAGGTTCCACCCTCAGACGCAAGCCGCTTAAGCTCAAGCTTCCTATCCCCGATTGAAAACATCGGCTCCATGCCATTTGCGGCACGGACTACTGGAATGGTCTCGTCAACGGTCGGGATAGGTGGCGGTGCGGCCTTTAGATCCTCAGCTTCCTTCGCCGTAATCCCTTCCGGCACAACCCGTAGATCATCATGCAGCGCCTTGTGTACCTCAGGGTCAACCTTGGCAATCCAGTCCGCCATTGGGACTGTAATATCCGCCCCTGTCTCCTTAGCCACCTCAAGCTGTTCAGCGAGATTGGGCACCCAGCCTAGAATCCCGTCGTCAGCGCTAGGAAGCTTATCGCCATAAAGGCGCAACGCCGCTTCGCCACTAATCCCCATGGTTGCGCCATTGGTGTGTTGATCCACGAAGTCACGAAGAAGCTCAGGCGCACGTTCACGGCCAGGGACAGCTTGGGCGTCTTTGATCTTTTCATCAAGGAGGTCGAGGGCAGATTGATTGAGTTCGGTTTTGAGCTTGTCGATCTCTGGGTGGATACCAGCAGGTGGAACCTTATCTGAGGCAAGCCAAGGACGGGCTTTGGCAAGGACCTGCATTGGCCCTTCGGCTCCGCCACCAAGGCCTTTGACGCCGATATCCCCTCGCATCATAGAGTATTCGGCCATGCCAGCTACGTCATCGGCGAGCTTCTTGCCACCAACGGATTCGAGCATGTCATGTGAGGCGTGGATTGCGCCACCGATTGAACGAGATAGGCCTTCAAAGCCAACTTCACCAAGGCCTACGATTTGGCCCAAGGCTCCATATGCGGCCGTTGCGGCGTGACTACCCCCGGTCATGTCGAAGGTTTTGGCAAACTCCTCGTCAGAGCCAAAGCCCGTGTAGAACTTCCTTGTGTTGATTGGTTGATCGCCAAAGCCTTCGCGGAATGATTTGCCAAGACCGGTTAGGCCATCGGATAGTTTGTCGAGTTCGCCATAGGAGTCGTTGAAGATCTGTGAGTTGAGCGGATGCCGTTGAACGAAGTCGGCAATGTATTGATTCCGCCCTACGATCACATTCGACGCAGCGACCTTGGTGTTTCGTTCAAAGGATTCAAGGTCACCACTAATGATTGAGGCTGGAACTCCAGTCACCTTCTCAAGCTGATAGGCCCGTGCGGAGTCATCGGGATTAACATCAGCATTTGCCGCAACGCGAGATGATGCACCAGCGCCATAGATATTGCGGATCGTGCCGGTGTAGTCGAGATCGTCATCGGCCATCGGATGACTTGCCTTTGGTTTGCAGTTGCCGAAGAACTTGGCCTGCGTAGATGCGTTGGATCATGTCGTCAGTTGGCATAATCCCACGTTCGTCTTGGACTTGTTGAACAATGGCTGCGCGATGTTTGTCTGGCACACTGACGTTGTAGACCGGATCGGAACTGAAGTTAGAGCCAAAGTATCCTGTCCCAGGAACTCGTTGAAGAAGCTGTTGGCCGATCTCGGTTATGGCCTTGGCATCGGCGGGCTTCTTGTTGTCCTGGGCGTAGAACTCAAGTGCGTTCTGAAGCGAGCCGACGAATCGATCATAGCCATCAGCGTCGCCCTTGCGGGTGATTTGTGCCGATTCCATCGTTGGGCGGAGGATTTGAAGGGCGTGCATCACGCGAGGATCGGCTTCGGCATTGGCCTTCTTGGAGATCTGGAGGTTGACCAACTCTTTGCGTGCAGACATCGGCAACGCCGCACCAACCACATCCGTGTCCATAAACGCTGCGGGGTCTGATTGGGCCATGCCCTTAAGGCGTTGATATTCGATAAGGTTGTCTTGGGTCCAAGCAGTGTCGCCTTTGGCATTATGTGCAAGTACGGTCATGTATCGACGTTTGTCACTATCCTGCATCTTTTGCCAAGCGGCTTCGACTTCAGGGCCTTGGGACTTGAGTTCTTCCACAGTGGTTGGGATCTTGCCATCCTTGCCTGCGCCAATAAGACCACCTTCGACTGTTTGGCGATTCTTATAATCATCATCCCGTTTGGCCGCTAGGGTCATGTTGTGATCGGTGATAATACGCGATTCGGCATAGTCGGCCAATAGGGGATCATTCGGCGACATGGCATCAGCCTTGGTCCGACCCGAGGCGATTTGATCCTGAAGCCCAGCGTTGCGGGCTAGGATTGCGTTGGTATTACGCAGATAGCCTGGGACGGTTGTCCCATTGGCATCCTTGGCATTGCCAGCGTCTGCTACGGACTTGCCAGAGAACCACTTACTTGCAGCTTCGTTAAACGATCCGCCATCCTGCATGTATTTGCCAAACACGGATTCGAATAGCTTATCTTGCGCACTTGGTGATTGCAGAAACTCCTTCCCAGTCATCGCTGGCATTCCAGCCTGCTTGAGAAAGTCCGGAAGAAACTCTTCCATTACTTGATATCGACCAAGAGCGCGTCCATGGCTTGTTTGGACTCCAAGGGACTGATAGTTGTTGCCGGATTCGAAAGTGCCAATTGCAAGCTTAGCCTGTGGCATAGATACAGGCTTTGATCCCCAACTGAGATCGCTGCCAGACATGACTTCAGATGATATATTTCTCGCCCCAACTGTGTGCGTTGCGTCACGTACGATCGCAGTGAGCTTTCCGATATCTTCGCCATTTATCTTTCCGTCCTTTGTGGCTTGTCCAAGAAGCTTATCTGCCATGAAGGGTTGTTGTCTGGCGAGCCCTGCAATGCGGTCATACCACAAGTCGGAGACGGCTTTGTGATTGGCGTTGTCGATTGTGTCGGAGTCTGCACCTTTTTGCTGCCATTGCGCCGTGGTTTCTTTGATGGTCGTGGCGACATGTTCTTGGAAGCCTTTCTCATCGGTTGGGTCGACTAAGGCAGCGTTGCGGGAGGCTTGTACTCGGGCAGCAGATGCGCCGATGGAATAGCTTTTGTTCTCAGAGGCTGCGTGGCCAGCGCCATTGAAGATAGTCCGGCCCATAGTGGAGAAGCTTTCACTCTCAAATAGCTTCTGGGACATTGGATTAGATAGGCTGTTCTGGATATCTAGTCGGGTCTTCTTAAGACCATCGATATAGCTTGGATAGGCCTCGACTGCATCCTTACCTTGCAAGGCGCTATAGTCCGCATGAGCCTTACCTGCTTGTTCGGCATAGTTGGCTGCGGCAGCGTTAGCTTCGCTGTGGTTCTTAAGCTGTTGCATAGCATCGGCACGAGACCAGAGCTCGTTGCCGACTTCGCGGAAGCTGCCACCTAGTTCGGTTAAGGCTTGGGCTGTAGCTCCGCCAAAGGCTGCGGTTGGAGTATCAGCAGAGTATCGCGGAATCGGTGCGTCTTCAGGAGCTACGCTTGGAACGCCTGTGTATGGGACATTAGCCATTGAACAACCCCGATTGCCGACTCGACAGCCATTTGTCAGCCACAGACCCGGCGGTGGAGACAAGGCTGGATGTTAGAGCAAGATTTCCAGCTTGGCTAGCGTTGGAGGATGCCATGGTGTAGAGCCCGGCTTGGTTTATGTCTTCGACGGATTTGACGTTGTAGTCGTAAGCAACCTTGGACGCATTGGCTCGGATTTGATCCATATCCATTTGAGTCACTTTGCGCTGAGAAATCTGCACATCTCGATTTGATCCAGTATTAACGTCAAATCCAGACGCAGCTTGGCCTGCTTTGATATGCCCTAGTTCCTGCGCACCCTTCATTCCAGCGATTGCAGCTTGTTGTTCGCCTTTGTTAAGTGCATAATCTGCGTTCTGTTTGTCGATATCGGAGTTGATCTTCACTACCTGAGACTGGTAATTATACACCTGTGACTGGGCTTCATAGGACTGCTGCTTCCCCTTGCCTTGCATAATCCCGCCAATGAGGGTGCTAGCAAGTCCAATTCCACCAATAACCGCAGGGCCTGCCATTATAGTTTTCCTATTTCAAACGGGACTAATTCGCCAATGGGAGAGGTGAACTTGGCACCAAGCCATTTGAGCCAACGCTGGGAGTCGGGATTGGTGCGAACGCAGTGGCCGATGATTAATGGGTATTTGGTGAGGATCTCATCGATGACTTCTTTCGAATGGCGAGCGAAGACGAATTTATATCGATCCAACGCTGGAGTGTCGATGAACCAGAGGTATGCGGCGGAACAGATTAATGTCCCAGTGACAATACCGAATACGCAGATGATGTTGTCATCAACTTCCGCAGCCCAGACACAGGTTGAACCTTGAAGATATTGATTTATGACATCCCGCTCGGCATCAGATTGCGGATTGAGGCAAGGCAATAAATCCAATCGCTCTGACCGTGGTATGAGATTGATAGACTTAATCATCCCCCAGTCCTCTTGGCTTGATGTTCGTCTACGTTCAATATGACACCAAGGATGGTGGCAGGATAGGGATTCGATTGGCGAAAGCAGGTTTGGCCATAGACGGTATAGGCTGGGTCGAGGATTGACTTGGCATCACCTGTGACGAGATCGGTGATGACTTGGGATGGGAGGCCGGTGAGCATGGTGCTGATATTGCCTCGGATTAGGTCTTTCATGGCAACTAGGGTAGTGAAGTCCGAGCCAACACTTAGCCCAAGGGTCTCAGCCACACGGGCATCTACGTCTTGAATCTTCTTCACTCGGCCTTGGATGGTTGGTTCGCCAAGGTCAACTGCAAGGGTTTGGAGATCACAGGTGTAGCCAATGCCGACTGTTACCTTGGAGGCTGCAACTCCGAGGGTAAACTGTCCGCTAACTGGCATAACAAACGGAGTGATGATAATTCCGTCCGCAAGACCAGTAACCGTAAGACCAGCCAGATGTTCAGCCCCAGAGAAGCTAGTAGCAGGAGCACCAGTATATTGAAGACCAGCATCGACACACCAAGCATCGGTTACTCCTGCTGTGAAGATGCGTTCCGCAAAGCGTTCGATGTATTGAACAACATTGCCATTTACGGTTCGTTGGACGATTGAGTAAACAGCATCAACTGTGCCTGCTGGGGTTGATTGTTCGGTGATTGTGGTGACGGCTTGGAATGTGCCAAGGGTTGTGGAATGGGCCCAACCAATGAAGTCTTGTTCCTTAAGGAAAGTAAGGGTGAGCATAGCTCCATCGGATCGAACAGCCCAGAGCATTTTGAACGGTTCTTCTGCCCATGACCAACTGGTTACGTTGAAACCGTAGAATAGATGAGAGGCGAGGATGGATATGTCTGTGCCGGTATAGACGTTTGCGTAGATGTTGTAAGAGGAATCACGGACGATTGAGCCTTTGGCTTGAACGTAGAGAACGTCATAGTTAGCTATGATTGGTTGGATATCGCTAACGCCGTTGAATGACTGGGCATTGGCGACTAAGGCAGTTGGGGTAATGGCTGACCCTGGGGAGCCACCGTTGATTAGCCACGAGGCTCGATCGGTGAGGACTAATAAGCCCGTGGTTTGGCTAACCATGGACTTAATTGTATTGAGTTGGCCAGAGACTAGAGTGGCGGTTATTGAATCCGTTGCTTGTGCTGGGCTTGAGACGTTGAAGTTATAATACGCTCCGGGTTGAGACATATAGAAGGTTTGGGGCGATGCGGTCGGGCCGGCTAAGATTAGGCGTTGCTGAAAGAATGCTGGAACAGATGGAAATCCATTGGAACTAGTGGATAAGGTAGCAGTGGCAGTGGCCGCGCCTGCGGAGAAGGTTACTGTTGGAACGCTTAAATATCCAGCACCGGAGTTCAAAACTAAGACTTGCCCTACACCCCAAGTAAGAGTGGCTGTAGCACCTGTGCCTGCGCCTGAGGTTGACTGTTGAGCTACAGGATTGGCGGGAGTTGTACCTGAGGTTACAGAACCTGGGTTTGATGGTGCTACTGTAATCGCTTGCCATGCTGTAATGACACCAGCCGCTACGGTTTTGACTACAAGAATCACGCCATTGGTAAATGTGACTGTGTCACCAATAACATATCCAGCACCTCCTGCGGCGACTGCTGGTGTGCCTTGAACTTGAAGCACGACTGAAAGGGAACCAGCAATTGTGGAGGCTGCACCGGTTAGAGATGCCAGAGGGACGGTTGTGTAAGTTCCAGCAGCGGTGACTGTTACATGATCAACCCCTGAGCCTAAGAATGGATTCTTGGCAATTGGTGGTGTTTGGACAAAGTCTGGGGCGATGTTTGAATCAACAAACACATTCCCCGGGGCTGAGGTTGAGCCAATAAAGCCAAATATAGCTGTGGCGGATATGATACCAAAGTAACTGATTTCAGCTTTATATACGTTATAGCCCACCGCACCAGCTACTGCTCCCCAAGTTACTGAAATAGAACCTGCTACAACTCGTTGATCGTAAATAGGTCCTAGGTTTCCTACGCTTGATGGCGATGACTCTTGGCCATTCGCATCGATAGAGGTCACAACATAACCAACAAATGTGGCATTTGGATTAGTTCCAGGGGCCGGAAATGATCCATTTAAGGCCGTAATTGCTGGAGCAGTGGCAGTTGTGCCGATGGTTATGGGAAGTAAGGTCCAATTAGTCGCAGTGACAAGGGTGAGGACATAAGGTTGATAGGATGGATGGCAAAGGACCATCTGGTTGACGTTTTGGGCGTATTTGATCTTAGCAAGATCGGCTGCGAGATATGGGGAGGTAATGGTATAAACACGTGAGGATGTGCCACCTGAGGTGTATGCCCCAAAGGCAGTTGAGTTGATCGCCACACCGTTGAGGTTGGCGATGGTTACGGCATTGCCGGCAACGTTGGTAACGGAGAAATAACGTCCGTTGAGTTGGGTCATGCCAGCTACGGAAGCAACGAATATCCAATCACCGATGGCATAGGTATTGCCAACAATGGTTAATACGCAAGGATTGGCTTGAGTTGCGCCTGTGATGGCGATTGAGGACTCAAGAACTGGTGCACCGTTGAAGAAGAACCGAACGTAGCGATCGCCAAACTCTAGTACGTAGCCCACGGTGAAGGAGGCTTGGAAGGGGAGTAGGCGGACTGCGGTTGCGGATTTATAGCATTGGAGGATGTATTTGGTCCCGGTTCGGGTGGATGCTCCACCACGATAGTCAACGAACCAGTTTAGGAGTAGGGCTGCGCCGGATTTGTATTTGGCAAGATCAACGCGGGAGTAGAGCTTTGGCGACCATTCGCCAGAGTTGAATGAGGCTTGGATATGTTGTTCAGCCATTAGTACATACCAAAGCAATCACCCCATTGGAAACCGTCGTAGGGTCCAGAGGTGTAGCTATTGCCAAATGCATTGCCGCGGAAGCGGATGAAGTCAGGGGTTACGTCGTTGACTACAAGGCCTTCATTGCCATCGGCAACGCGGGCTTCCATGATCCGTTCGTTGACGAGTTTGATTAAAGAGTTGGCCTTGTCACGGGAGTTTTCCTTGAGTGCCATCATCATGGCACTGGCGACGAGGTTGATCCAAGCGGTTTGGAATAGGGAGTCCATGACGTTGGGATCGGTGACTTGGCTGACGTAGCTAAGGGTGGCGAATTCTTGGTTGGTGAGGATTACGCGTTGGGGTTGGGCAGGAGAGGATTGAGTTAGGGTGAAGGTTGCGTTGATGCCAACGCCAGTGGTTGAGCCTTGGGCAACTGGATTGGCTTGGGTGGCGAAGTAGGATCCGCCGAGAGGTGTGGCCTCGCCATTGACTTGGTTGACGACAGAGACGGTGGCGATCACCCCACCTGGGGCAGTGAGGACTTGAAGCTGAACAGGCGCACCAATCGGGGCTACACCAGTTGCTCCAGCGGCTAGGGTGATGATATCGCCTACGGCGTGGCCTGTGCCGCCAGCGGAGACAGCGGCAGCTGTGACTGGAAGGAAGTAGTCGGTTTGAACAGCGTATCGAATTGGCTGGCCCCACCAATAGGATGAGGCACCTCCGGTTACGGCTGTGGTGATCGGAATTCCGCTGGTGAATCCAGTTTGGGTTGAGGGGATGATAAAGGCTGGACGAAGGCAATCGACAGGGTATTGATATTCATAGGCCCAAGGTGGCGGAGGTTGGCCTGGGGCCCAGAGAGTTGTGGCGGCGGAGGTGTTTTCAGGGGTTCCTGGGCTAGAGGTGATATAGGTGAGGTTAGCTGTCCGCATAGCACAATTCCACGGTGCTTTGCGGAGCAGGTCGTCCCGAGCGTTGGCGAAGATGAGGTTGAACTGAATGGCTTCGTTGGAGAGTGGTGTGCCAGTTGGTCCAACCTCACTTGCCGCAACGGTCGTGCGGGTGCCGAGGACTTGTAGCGATCGGTTGCAGATGTCTACAAGTGCGGTCATGAGTTATCGCTTTCCTTGGCTTCCACAGACGCCACAGTTGTCACCACCGAGGCCAGGCATGCCAGAGGACTGGCCACCGGATGGCTGTTGGCCATTGCCGAAGTTATCACCATGAAGGCCTGGGCCATTGCCATCCATGATGTTCTTCGGCCCTTGCGGAGCCATGTAGTTGCGGACATCGCCAACATTGGGCTTGCCGCCATCGCGAGTGAGGGACATTAGATTCGCCTTCCATTGGATTTGGGTTCATCGTCATCGGCACCCTCCTGCACAGCACCAAGGGTCAATGGCCCAGCGGTGGGTGGCACTTCATCCGGCTTGGCCATTTCCATATGCGCGTTGTTGTGTTCGTTTAGTTTGCGGAACGCTGCGTCATGGATGGCCTTGAGGCTGGGCTGATCACGGGTTTCCTTCTGGATATGGAGAAGGGCCGCAATCTCATTCACGTCCATCATGGGCTTACCTCTTTCCTTGGCTTCCGGCTTTGTGAGTGACTTGGCTTACCATCGGGGCTTTGAGCCCACGACCTTCGTACATCGGCACCGAGTTGGTGCGGACTTGCTTAATGCCTAATTCAGCAGCGTAGGCGGGGTTAACCCCACGACTCACTGGTTCGGTCTTGGAGCTTTCGCTCACATCACGCGTTGCTCGACCCTGTTTCATTTGGCTTCTCCTTTGGTTTGGCTAGTTGGCGAGTGTGGTCCCATTTGTTCTCCGGGTCTTTCGCCATATCCCGTCGAACCTTTTCAAACACACCACCATCGGTATGCATTTCTTCAAGCAATTGCCGATAGCGATCGTCACAGCGTTCCATCTCGGCATGGACATGACGAGGGACTTGTTGGCCTCCTTCGTGGTAGAGGTTGATAATGTCGTGAACGTCGTGCATGTACATAATGAACCGACGCATCTTTTCTGGGATTTCACTCTCTGCGTCGACCATGTAGTTGATTACCTTGGTCATCATTTCACGGATGGATTTAAGCTCCTTTCCCATGCGATCAAGGCGGTCTGAGTCGGTGAGGTCTGGGTCTGCCATTTGGTTCCTTACTGTTGTTCTAACACACCGCCAATGGCGTATGTATGTCCTGAAACACCGGGGAAAGTTGAATCGTATAGAAACACAGACATTGTAGTACCACCGCTAGAAACTGCTGCGGCTAAGGCCTTACCTATGTTGAAGTCCTCACCTGCAAATGGTGAATTACTTGCGGCTGTTACACCTGAGGGTAGGCCAATGACAAAGTCTGTGGCACAGGTTCCATTTGTTGTGTCGACAAGATTAACCTCAATCTGCACTGTCTTGCCAAAGATCTTATACCGCCCTGTGATTGTGCTGGTGGTAATTGTACCTGTGCCACATGAGAATGATGGGGTATAGGTTGTCCATGCTGCACCATCGGGAGATATACTGGTTAAGATCCATCGAGAGGATGTGCTGTCATAGACAAAGGTTGCCGATGAATTTGCCGAAGGGGATAGGACAACAGTACCTCCGGTTAATGTAGCAATGCGATTGGCTGCAGTTGATGAGGCGTCTTCGTTTATAATAGACATGGTCTGCGAAACGGCGTTTGTGATGCGTAAGACTTGTCCCGCAGCGCCACCGGTAAAGCCGCCAATGCTAAAGGCACCTGTTGGGCCACTAGCGCGTAGGTAGGAATATTGGCCTGTTGCTACACCAATGTTTGAGTTAAGGCCATTAGCAAGGGTAACTGCACCTTGTGGTGAACGAACAACGCCAAACTCCGCACCGATATTAGAGCTAATGTCAGACGTAGTTAGAGCTGAGACAGAAACGATGCCATTGGAGTTCCCAGTGACGTTGTTGCCTTTTACCACATGTCCGTCACCAGTTAGGCTAATACCATTGGTTTGACTGGTTGAGAGATTGCCATTGATGATGCCAACACCGGCATTGATTTGAATACCCGATACTTTGCCAGAGACCGCAGCAGCTCCATTGCCGAATATGGCATTGCTACTAACGACTGTGTAATTGGCATTGCTGTTTATGCCCGAGTACGAATTGCCAACGATGGAGTTGCCAACGAGTTCGGTTACGTTGTTATTGACGGTTAGGTTGATACCATGTCCCACATGCGTTGCGGTGGTGCCTTGGTTTACGCCACAAGCTGTTGTACCTGCGATTTCTATCTCGGCATTTTCAACTCGTTCGGTAGAGGTACTAAATGTGTCCATGTAGATTTCGTCGTCACAATCTTGGCCAAAGAATCCGCCAATGATCCTAGGACCTTGAAGGATTATAGCTCCGCTTGTGCCGAGAAGGCGTACGCCCTTGCCAAGGTTTGCGAATGTAGCTTGGTTAATTATTTCACCTGTGGAAGAGGTGCAGGTTACTGCTTCCCAACGAACACCATCTCCGTTGCTTTGTTGGCTTAGGTTATTAATCAAAGACCATTGAAGACCCTGACAACCATCGGCATTTGTGACATATATACCGTGATTCTGCGCATTGTTGGCTATGGAGTTTTGTAGCTTATTGAAGCTTGCTCCAGCTAAGCGGAAGTCATTATAATGATTATCAATCCAGACCTTGTCGATGTTGGCATAATCACAGATAGTATTACAGTGAATGCCATCTTGACCACTGATAGCAGGACTTCCAGTACGGGTTAGTTTTAAGTCATGAATGTATACATATGACGTTCCGTTAGTGATATTGAAGGTATTGTTAGTACAGGTTGATGTAAATATAGTTGCGCCAAATCCATCACCATAGATCTCTTGGCCATTGGTGCTGATAGAAGGGCAGGTGCCGGATATCTTGTACGTTCCTTTGGGTGCATAGATGGCTTTGCCAGTGGCTAAGGCAGAGGTTAGAATAGATGTGGCATCAACAACACCAGTGGGATCAGCACCGAGGGAGATTAGATTAAGTGGTATTGTCCCATTTTGAACATAGGCAGTTGAGGCACAGGCATTGGAGTTGTCATTAACAGGTCGAGTTGGACAAGTTAGGTTGCCTTGGGCCAGTACCAAGGACGGCAAAAGACAAAGCCCTAGAGCTATAATGATGCGCTTTAGAATCATATGTTTGAATCCATCACAGTAAGAGCGTTGGTAGTGCCAGCAGAGGCAATTGCTTGCCATGCTGTTTGGCATTCGCCGGTAATGGTGAGTGAGCCACCATTACCAAAGACACGAAAGGATCCACCAAGGGCAGCTAGGGTTGGGGTTAAAGTAGTACCGGTAGCGGTAGTAGTTGGTGAGACAAAGATATCATTAGTCCCAGGATTGTGGAATGTAATTGAGTTGCGCTGGGGATTAGCCGGCGCAACTGATATGTTATTGGCATTAGTCACGGTGTTAAATGCATACACCTTCCCACCGGAAGCGGATGCCACTGTTCCGGGTGACCCTGGGTTGGTGAAGATTGTCATTACACTCTCCGTTCAGCGGTCTTGCCTTGAAGTAAGGTGGCCATCAGCTTTTGGTTCATGGCAAGCATATCGGTCATGGTCTTCATAATCTCTGCCATGCCCTCGATCTTGACGACATTGGCTTCGGATTGGATTCGAGCTTGCTCAGCCTGGAAGCTTTCCATCACATGTTGGCCAAAGGACATGTCGGCATTGGGTGCCATTCCCCAACGCTTGGCGAAGGTTGCGGAGACGGACTTGGCTTCGTCGTCAACAGGGATCATGTCGGGAGTTGGGTCGCCGATGAAGATGATGTCGTCTTTGTGCTCTTCACCGGTACGCCGTGCGACGATGATTTCCCCAGCGACTACTTCGCCGCGAGGGTTGCGATATTGAACGTTCCAACAATTGGGATCATCAACGTCGAGTTGAAGAGGAACCTTAAGCCGAGTGCGGATCTGTTTGCCAGTCGCGCGATCAGTTTCGTTATACTCCCATTCGTTATTTTCGACTGAGAGATAGTGGGAAGTGGAGAGACGCCAGCGAGCCATAGTGTAGTCCTTTCAGGTTAAGTCTTGGCCAAGGATATAGACATCACAAGTAGCGGCAGAACCTTGGGCGGTAGTTAGGGAGAGATAAAGAGGTGAGGTAGTTGAACGAGTGGTGGATAAGTTAGCGCCGGCGTTGAGGGTAGCAGCTAATAGGATGGTTGATGCAGTTAAGGCGCTATAGACTTGTGTATTAGCAACTAAAGCAGTACCGCCCTTAGCAGTTGTCGGATAGAATCCTCCAGCCGCAGTGGTCATAGAGATTGTGCAATTGGTAATCCAGATTGCGGAGATGTTGTAGACCAAGGCCGAGATTGGGATCGCTTGATCAGTAGTGACGTTGAAGTTGGCAGTACGAAGTGTACCAAGAACTCGACTGGTTCCAGCATTAATACCAGAAGAGATAACGGTCTGGGCCGCTGATGGCGTGATGCCAATAACAATGGCAAAGAGTGCTAAAAGGAGCCGTTTCATTGGACTGTTCCGTGGATGAAGCCAACGGTGGAGAGCGTTAGCGTTCCGCAAGCGGTGGATGAGATTGCGGCGGTTATACCGGTGGAGAAGAACTCAAAGGGTTGCGGAGTGTAGTTGATACCGCCAACTCCACCTGCGGCGATTGGGATACAGTCTTGCAAGGCATTGGCAGCGGTTCCAGCGGTGGTTGCGCCATTGCTTGGGGCGGCGATGGAGTTGAAGATCATAAGCCAGCAGGCAGCGGTGCAATTGGCATATGCGCCGATTAAGTGACCGGGAGAGGCTTTAAGGACGGAACTAGATGCAGCCGAGCCAGCTATAGTGGAGATTGCGGTGATTGGATTGCCTGAGGAGTCACCAATGGTTACTTGGTTGATTTGCATCGTCGAGCCCGCTGTGGGGCCTACGGTGTTGTTGACGACGACGAATGAAGCAGGGAGTTGGTTAACGTCAGGGCCTAAGGCTCCACGAGTGGTGTAGGCTACAAGGAGGAGTTGGCCATTTACTTGGTTCTCCATGTACCAGAGGATGTTGTCACCGCGGAAGTAGATGACGTATTTGTAGGAACCAGTATCGGTGTGTTGCGGAGTGCAAGCACAGCCCGCACTGAATGATCCAACTGCACCGGAGAGAGATTGAGTGGAGGCTGGGGTTATGCCTTGAGCCACAGATAGATCGGCGATAATGGTTTTGGTACCTGAGGCCCAGGTTACCGCACGAAGCTTGCCGTCAATGCCATCTTCAAAGCCAACACAGTTGGTGCAATAGGCTGCGGCCGTGGGAGTAGTTGGGATCGTGCCGAAGCCGATGTATTCAACGGTATTGGTTGTGGATGGGTTTGAGAGGTTGATGTTGGCTTGGAAGAAGACATAGCCTGGGTTCTTGTCGAAGAAGATCAGCTGTGTGGTGAGGGCTGAGAAGCCGTTAGCGGTTGTGTTGCCAACGAGGGTGGTTTGACCCACAGCGTTAGAGGCGATAGTACCACCAGAACCAGAGGTTGGCGATTGCCAACGATTGATGGTATTGAGGGTACCGGCAGAGAAATCGTCGACGAAGAGTTGTTTGGTTTGATCGGGCCAGTTTTGAACCCAACCACCGTTGGTAGTGGGAACGGCACCGATGGGGACACCTTGAGAGCCGTTGGAGAATGATCCGGCTTGAGGGACGACGTTGGCGCCGCCTTGGATTGGGAACTGCTGGGCCAGCAGCGGCGATGCCAGCCCGAAGAGAAGGATAGATGCCGCTACTAGCTTTCGCATTTGGTTGATCCTTACCAAGAGGTTACAGCGATGAATCCGTCACCGCCTTTGCCGCCAGTGCCGGTTGTAGCAACGGCAGTACAGGCACCACCAGAGATACAGGCTACGCCTCCACCGCCACCACCACCACCATGGGTACCAGCACCGCCAGCACCTGGGTTGATTGTGGATAGGGTTGAGGACGCCCCGCCACCACCTCCGCAACCGATTTGGTTGGCGGCGAATGCGGCGGTTGAGACGCCTGGGGTTGTGGCAGAGGAGGTAACAGCGCCACCAGCAGGAGCAGTGTTGCAACCAGTAGATCGTCCACCGGCTCCGCCAGCAGTGGTTGCAGGTGCGGTTGTGATACCACCACCAGAACCTCCACCTGGGGCTGAGAAGGTAGAGTCACCTCCAGCTACACCAGCTGCGCCTGCGGCTGTACCGCCTGCACCTCCTGCTCCACCACCGATGCTTTGGGAAGTGCCGCCGGTGAGAGATGATCCACCAGCGCCACCAGCAAAGACAGCAGCGCCACCAGTGGATGTGCCGACGTTGCCAACTGCGGCAAAGCCACCACCTGAGCCACCTCCAGAGCCACCAGCGCCGGTAAGGCCAACACCACCACCACCCCCGCCAAAGGCTTGGATGATAGGAGTGCCACCGCAGGCAGCGGTTCCGCCGAAGCAAGTGTTACCTCCGACGGTTCCCGATGCGGTATTAGCAGCAGCAGCCGCAGCAGCGCCGATGGTGAGGACTTGGCTTGCGCCGAGGTCGGATGCACGGAAGACTTGCTCGATACAAGCTCCACCACCTCCCCCTGCACCTCCGCCCCAAGCAGTACCTGAAGCAGGACCTACACCAGCGCCTCCGCCTCCTCCTCCGGCTCCGCAAGCAAGAACCCTAGCCCAGGCAATGCCTTTGCGTGCGGTCCAAGTTGCAGCGCCAGCGGTTTGGAAGACTTGAACATCAGATGCGGAGATGGTTGCGGCCCAGTTTGAGCCATTGGTTGGGGTTAGGGATACGCGAGAGAATGCGCCGGTGAGGACAATGGAGGTTGTGGCTCCATTGATGGTTTCGCCGGAGGCTGGGGTGATGGTGAGGGTGTTGGTTGAGGTCACGCCACCGATTACGTCGATTACGTCAAGGGAGATGGCAGGACAGGTTTGACCGACACAAGAAGCACCTGCGGAAGGCAGGGTCCAGATGCGTGCGGCGGTGAGGGCCACGGAGGTGATAACGCGTTGGTCCGTGGAGAGCATGGTGTAGGCAGCGTCACCGATGGGAGTGGAGGTGGTGACGGCAAGTGCGGGAGATGCCAGTAGGGCAAGACCCAGGACAAGTGCGAGGATCTTGTTCATGACGAACTCATGCAGATGTAAGAGATGACTAAGCTGGTAGCTGATGCATAGTTGAAGACAGCGGTAGTGGTAGTAGTTGCTAAGAACAATGGCCCAGCATTGGTAACAGTAGTCGACATCTGACAAGATGGTGCCGTAACGAAGGCTGTACCGAAGGTGAGAGTACAAGCAGTAGTACCACTTGAACCAGTAGTGATCTTGCCAGCAACATCAGTACCAGCAACAGTTGGAGTTGTACCGCAAGTACCAACTGTGGGTACTGGTCGTACACTGGGGGTAATAAGGATATGGCCCTGGAAGTAGGTATTGAGTAGGGAGTCAAACCCAATCGGTCCGCTAGGGTCTTGAGAGAGTTGGACCGACTTGGTAACGTTCTGGGCATAGACAAGGCCAATGGAGAGGCCAAGGATGAGGAGGATTGGGGCTAGGATTCGACGCATGGGTTATTCCTCCGTCCAAGTTACAGAGCCATTTAGCACGCCAGAGGAGATTGAGATGGTGTTGAGGTTGATGCAGAGTTGCTGGGCAACGCCACGAAGAGTTGGGACTTGGACATTGTTCTCGATGTCACGGCCCCAGTCGAAGATAGTCATGGCAGGTTGGGTTGCTACAGAGGTGACAGATAGGGCCATGTTTGCCGAATCGATATAAACCGGTGCGGCGTCATTGATGGTCGGCACTGCAGTGTAGGAGACAAGAACCGCAGAGGCTGAGGTGTTGGCAGCTTGGCCGGTATCGCGAGAGGCGATTTGGGTTGTGATACCGGGGTTAGCTGTGGTTGTGCCGATAGTACCGCCAGTGTCAGCCGTGGCACGTTTGACCACGGTGACTGGGAGTTGGACCAAGGTGCCGGCTGAACCGCCGATCACCATGCGTACTACACGCACGACTTTAGTTGCCGAGCCAGCGATGCAGACTTCATCGGTTGCGGAGGCAGGGGGGACTAGGCCGATGAAGGCTGAAGAGTAGGTTACCTTGGGGAGATAACCCGTGGTGAGGCCAATCTGAGGCACAGCATTGATCTGAGCCGATGCGGGACAAAGGGCCAATAGGCCCAATGCCGCAGATACAAGGAGGAGCTTTTTCATGATTGGCTCCTTAGTTGGCAATCGCAATACCCGGTGGATAGCCACCAAGCACAGCGTTGTTGGTTGATTGATACATCTGATCATGGCGATCGAGGACGATGAAGGACGAGATGTTGCCAGACACCGCGCCGACTGAGGTGTAGACTAGACGAAGAAAGCGAGGAATGGCGACACCGGCTGGGGGTCGGGGCATGTCCATGTCGAGGAGACGTGCACCGGCTACGAGTTGGGCCGTGGTGTAGACAGCGGAGACGTACCAAGTGGAGTAGGTGGCAGGGGCGCCTGAGCCGTTGTCGGTTGCGCCTTGGAGGGTTACGGAGAGGGAGGTGCCACCAGTGTAGGCAGTGGTAACCTGAACCAAGAGTTTGAGTGCGGGATCGTCACCGATGCCGATGTCCCGTGCGCCTTGAAGGTTGGCGAGGACAGGCAGACCACCACCAGAGATGTGGAGATCAATGACGTTGGTGGAGTTTTGCGTTGTGCCATTTGGGTTGACCAAGGCCGCAACGTCGAATGCTAGAAATCCATCGAGAATCATGGGGTTGCTCCTTCAGGTAACCTGGGCTTCGTTGTTGAGGATCGCGTCACAAGTACGGACGGGGAGACCGCGGAAGGTGGTGATGACCTTACCTTGGAATTCCTCGAGGCGGAGCAGGACGTTGGTTTTGTTCATGGCCTGGAGGTCTAGGTAGGTTCGGATAACACGGTTGCAGTACATCACAACCCGGCCCATGTTGGCCCGAATGTCAGGGGTGTCGGAGGATTGGATCGCGGTGGCCGAGGCAGGTGCGGTGGGTAGGCGATAGAGTGCACGGACAAGGAGGTTGATCAGATTCGCGGCCGAGACGCCGGTAAGCTGAGTCACGTCGATGTTCGCCACACGCGCGGTGTATCTCCAATCACGAAGGACGAGGCCAATCTCCCACTTGAAGTGATCGCGATAGGCTTGGTAGGTGTTGCCAGATGCGTCTTGCACAGGCCATTCACCCATGTCGCGGTGTTGGAGACCAGTGATCTTGCCCTTGGGGAATGTGGCATGGGTGGTGTCGGATCCCCAAGTCGTGATCCAGATCGAGGAGTTGGTTGTGGATACACCACCGCCATCGAGGACGTTGTTGGCGGTTTGGGATGCGGAGGTGGTCTTGGTTGAGTAGCGCGGGGCGAAGCCAGTGAAGCGTTCGGGGTTGGTGAACTGATTGCCGTAGATGAGCGTTGCGGCGATCTGTTGTGACATGCCTTCGAGGAAGGCACGGACTTCGGACAGGCGAAACTCAGCGGTGTTGCCATTCAGGTCGGCGATGTCTTTGTCGATCACCGCGTAGGTTTCGAGGTTGCCACAGGTGTCGACGATCTGGGCGGTGGTCGATTTGGCATTGGGGACGCCTTGGTTCAACAGACGCCAAGTGGCCTGAGGGAGGCCGGTGCGGACCGTGGTCTTGTGTCCGGTTGGGAGGTTACCTTCAACAACGAGCATGTCATCGAGGATCTCGTTGGTTTGGGAAAGGAGTTCGATGATGGAGGCGATGCGGTAGCCGTCTTCGAGCCGCTTCGCCCAATCGGCGTAGGTTAAGGCTAGTGAGCCAAGAATTGCCATGGGTTATGGTTCCTTAGAGAGGTTGAGGGGATAGGCGTGGGTCGTCAGGATGAGTCTGGGCATTGCCGTTCAACCTCTCTGAGGTCTCATCATGATTGCTTAAGGTTAGGGAACATCGCTGCGGCGATGGAAACTGGTTCCTTGGAGCCGGGTGCTTTTTGGCCTAGAGGAGATGGACCGCCTCCGGCTACGTGTTTGCCTTCGCTCAAGGACTTGCCCCAGGAGTTGAGGGCCTTGACGATTGTTGGGTGATTGCCGAGACCGGATAGGTTCATGACTTCGTCGAAGGAAGCACGTTGATCGGCAGGTAGGGAGGCTTTGAGTTTGCCAATGTTCTCACGCACGTCGGTGCGGAGGCCATCGCCGGAGGCGAGAGTGGAGTCCTTGAGGACGTCTGCTCGCCATCCAGAGACCATGTCATTGAAGGCGGTTTGCGGAGCGCCTAGGGTTTTGGTCATGTCCTTGCCGTAGAAGTCGACGAGTTTCTGGGCTTGGTCTTGGGTGAGACCTAGGTCTTTGAAGACAGCGGAGGCTTCCTTCAACGTGTCTGGGTTGAGGGTCTGGCCATCGGCGAGTTTGAAGTCTGCATAGGTTTCGGGGACAACCGGTGCGTCAGGCGTCTTCGGTTCGGTAGGGGTCGTAGTCGTCCCCGCCAAGGATGTCGATTGATCCTTCAGCGTCCCGTCGGGAAGGCGAGCTTCCGGGGTATTGTTCAACACTGGTTCCTTCGGAAGATCGAGGACCGGAGGTTCGGTTGTCACTGTCACGTCGCTCATTGAATTCTCTCATGGCTAGGATGAATTGGTCTGGGGTGAAGGCGATTATGTCGTTAAGGAGACGTAGGCCTGCGTTGCGTTCGCCATCCCATATTGCAGATAGGCGAACGGATTCGATGGTATTGATTTCGAATATATGGCATGCGGTGAGTTGGTCCCAGATATAGCGTCTGCCGATTGGGGTGAACATAAGGGTTTGGAGAACGGATGCGCGTTCGAGGTCGGCGATCTTTGCGGCCTTTTCTTGGGCGCGGATGGATTTGCGATCGGCTGCGGAGGCTTGGGACAATTATTGAACTCCGATCTGTTGCGCTGCGGGTTGGCCATTGCCGATGTTTGCGTCGGCCATGTTCTTTGCGGACTTGGAGAGTTGCTCCGCCATTGCGGCTTGTTGCATCTGCTGTTGCTGTTGGGCTGCGGCGTCGCGAATTGCTTTGAGTTGTTCTGGACTGCGGATCATCTTCGGATCGTTTTGAAGGAGCTTGGAATACTTTTCGATCATGAAGTCTGTGTCGATGTTGTCCATTGTGCCAGGCTTAATGCCTTCAAGGGTGCCAGCGAATTGGGCCACACGTTCGATTCCACCTGCGGCTGCGGCTTGTTGGCTTTGGCTGAGCATGGAGACGTAGTCGATGGTGATCATTTGTCCCGCGATCTCTGACGGAGCAGGAGGTAGAAACCCAGGAATACGAGAAGCAATAGCGAACACGCGATCAATAGCGGGTCCCAAGACTTCGTAATCAATACGCTCCAAAGCCGGGCCCAACAGAACCATAGATTCAGCCCGTCGCATATCCCATTCCATTGCGGTGACATTACTTCGCGTCTCAAATTGGCTGGCAGTCATTAGCACGTCGTTGAAGAAGATCTTGCCAAGGCGAGTGTAGCATTCCTTTAGGTCTTCGGTGATTTCACCGACGGGGAACTTGGTGTCGTAGACGGAGGAGAAGCCTGGCTTTCCGCTAGTAGTGTAACCGCTAACATATGTAATTCCTCCCGGGAGTAAGGACGCTGGCTGGTTCTTAAGTTGCATGTCAGCGACAAGAGGTGGGTTAACCATCTTATCGATTGCTTGTGCCTTGCGTCGTTGTTCAAGTTGCACCTGCTTTTGGGTTGGGAGGCCGTCCATGGCGACTGATCGGCCATAGGCATCGTTGGAGACTAGGTCCCAACGGCCGATGATTGCCATTTGTTCATGGAAGCCGCCGATGTAGAGGAATCCTGGACCTTGGCCCGGTGCGCCGCCTTGAGGGGATGTGGAACCACCCCATTCCCAATAGACTTCCCAGAAGGACCATTTTGGGGATAGGTCAAAGCGCTCGGCGTCGCCTGGGGTTAGGGGTTCGACTGCGTGGGCGATGATGATTTCACGGGTACGGTTTGCGCCGGATGGGTCGTCGTATAATGCCAGACAACTGGCAGAGCAGTTCTCTCGTCCCCAACGATTGACGACTGCGTCGACGGTCATGGTGAATTCGCGATAGAATATGCGAGGGCGGTATTGGCCGTCGATGTCGACGTAGTATTCGCCGAAGCATGGGTTGTAGCAGTTGATGACGTTGTCGTAGTCTTCGTAGATTAAGAGGACGGCGGTGCCAAATATAACCAAGTCGAAGTAGAATGTAGCAATGCAGTTGTAGAAGTTTGATTCACCGAAGATAAGGTAGAGGAGCCGCTCACATTCGGCGAGCCACAAGGAGACTGGAGAAGTTTGCGTTGAATCAATCTTACCAACGCGTAACTTGAACCAAGGACGAGTAGGACTAGACTTGCCACTGACAAGCCCACTAGCAAGGTTACGGGCACAGATCACTCCTGTTTCATCGAGGATGTGTTGGTTGATGGGCGAACCACGGTAGGCTTGGTTAGGGGTTATGATCCATTTGTAACGACGAGGGAGGAAGTAGTCGGCTAGTTCGCGTGCGTGGGTCCACCACGAATAACGGTTTACGCGTAGGCCCATGAGTCGGCCTACACAGAAGGTGTAGAGGGATTCGTGTTTAGGACTTAGCGTGCGTGGTGTTGGCACTTGGGACCATTGGTGGTTGGCGTTCGGCGGACATTTGGGCTGCGGCCATGAGGATCATTGGGTCGTCGGGCTTTGGGCGGGAGGCCTGAGATGGGATTGAGGAGAAGGGTACTACTGGCATGTCATTGGCCTACAAGGGTTTTCTGCCCACTTTCACCACTAGGCACCGCTGAGGAGCCGATGAAGCTTGGCTGTGCGGATTGACCGCCTCCGGGTTTGCCTGTTGGACCTTGGGCAGGTGCAGCAGAAGCGGCTGGGGGTGGAGCAGGTGCTTGCGGAGTTGGGGCAGAAGGAGCAGCGGAAGCAGAAGAACCACTACCGATTGCGGCAGAGGCACCAGCGCCCGCGAGACCGGCGAGGGCAAGACCTGTGAGGGTTACGGGGTCAACCATTATGCACTCATCCTTTCGTTTGAATAGGGGTTGTATTCATGTTCAGCACCAGCGGGTTTGGCGACTGCACCAGCGAACTCCCAGCCTGCGTCGATGGATTTGGCAAGGGGTCCGCCAAAGGTGAGGCATAGGGCATCGAGATCGTCGAGGATTAGGTTGGGGTTGTCTTCCATTAGGTCTTCTTTGGAGACCAGTTGGATGGCGTCTTGTTTGTTAAAGGTGTAGCGAATGGCGAGCATTGCGATGCGGAGTTCGGGGTCGTTGGGGAGGATACCGGTCTTGAGCCAGGCTCGGCAAGCGCCGGCCATTGCGGAACGCATGTTGGCGTACTTTTCGCCGGAGTTGTCATTGGCAATGCCGGTGATTGAGTCCTTGGCGCCGAATTGAACTTCGGTGATGAACATCCGTTGTTGGCGACAGTTGTCGACTACGCCACCACCAACGCCACCGCCGTCGATGAAGATACCATCTGGGTGCCATTCGTAGGCTGCGTCGTGGATACGGTTGGCTAGTTCGACAGTATTAATTCCATTATAGCGTCGCCTCTGGATTGACCGGGCGTCACGTCCCTTGCGTGGAAATATAACACTATTGTTCTGTCCAAAACGCGCAACATCCACCCCGAGTGCCAATGGCGTGAACGCATCCACAAATACTTCCCGATCGGAGGACATAGCCGCGTCGATATCAGCGGCGCTAAAGAACTCCATCTCACCAACACGCGGAAACTGACCAAGCACACGAATTCGAACGAAGTCGGAGTCCAAGCCATAGGCTTTGATCCACTTGTCGAATCGAGGCTTGTTGGTGACTTTGACGGAACGGGAATCGATCTGGCGAGTGTGCCAGAATTCATGATGTCGACCTCCTTCGAAGCATTCTTTGAATCTACCGGAGTTGCGGGTTGGGTTGCCGAATACGAGCCAGAGGATTTCGGTGTTGTCATCGGTGAGTGCGCCTTCTGCGGTTTCCCAGATTACGTCACTGATTTCGCTGGCCTCGTCGAAGATGAGGAGGATGCGTTTGCCTTGGTTGTGGAGACCAGCGAAGGCTGCTGGGTTCTTCTCGGACCACGGGATCATATCTATCCGCCACGTGCGTTCCCGATCCGGGTCTTTGGAGAAGAGGGCCGTTGCGGTGAGTTGGAAGTGGTCGCGTGTGAACCAAGAAAGGTTGAACCACTTGCCGAGTTCCGCCCAAGTCTTGGTCTTGAGTTGGGTTTCGGTGTTGGCTGTGATGACACCGCGACAGTCGGGAAATGTACAGAATGCCCAGAGGATGATCCAGGCGACGGTAGCGGACTTGCCAATGCCGTGCCCGGAGGCGGTGGCAATTTGGATAGCTTCCGATGGGTTGAGAAGGCCACTGCGGATGAGCTCCATGAGGTCGCGGGACCAGTCGTCTGGGCCTTCGAAGCGTTCTAAGACAGTGCCGGATTGGCCCCAGGGGTAAGCACCGAGGGTGAAGGCGAGGGGATCGCCAGAGACGGAAGCGAGCCAGTCGTGGAGTCCGTCGGATGAGAGGCCGCTTTCATTCATCTACACAGACTCGATGAGATAGTAGTGAACATGCGCCTATTAGCATTCCACCATTTTCACAGCGACTAAAACCAGTACCAATAGTGCCTTCGTTTGTGACGTAGGCAATACCAACCCCAACCATAGTTCCAGCTTTTGCCATTTCTAATGCTTGTTCTAGACGATAGATAACATCTTCTTGGGCCTCATTAGTTTTGGTTATTAGCTTTAATGGCATTGGCTAGCCTCGCTTAGGAGTCGGCCAGCGGCGCAGAGATTGTTCCGTTCAAGACAACCACGCAGCCTGCTGGCCTTCCCTAGGCCCTTGGCGCGCAGACTCACCGAGGACTTAGCCATTCTTGCTCTCTAATAGTTGGGGCTCGGCGTCGATTACCTGGGCTCGGGAAGCATCACGGAGTTGACGAGCACGTTCGAGATTCTTGGCGAAGTCTACGTTGATGTTGGTTACGGTGGATTTCTTGACTAGGCCAGTTCGATCTGCTGTGTCAGCAAAGACACGCAGCGCACGATCCATGGGAATGAGTTCACCTTCTTCATCAGCTTTGTCAAAGTGCTCAGCAATGGTGCGGAGGGCCTTGACGTTGACTTCGTTGGCAAGGGCATAGCGTTCGGCCTCGGCATCGATGTAGGCCTCGTCGACGTCCTTGCGGTATTTGGCGACGAGGTCCATGAAGGATGGGTCGGAGTGGAGGATATAGACTCGGGCGATTGAATAGCCGGTTTGCTCGGCAGCGAGCTTAGGCCGCACACCCATGGCGATGAGACGAGCTAGGCGATGGTGAGGATCACGGAATCGTTGAGGCCCAAGAGGAGTAGTACGCTTCTCACGTAGGCAAGCAAGATCATCCACCGTCAGCGAGCGGATGGGGCCAAGTTCAAGTTTAACTCGCGGGAGACGGCCGCGGGTGA